AGCCAAGGGTCGGCGCTGTTATGTTAACTTAGGGCAAGGCGTTTTGATTGTTTTCAAGTCGTTTATGCGTGGCGTTTATCCCATGGCCAACACTCAAACCGGCCGCAACACCTTGGGCCGCGCTCGTTTCGTGCGGGTTGGAACCTACGGTGACCCTGCTGCGGTTCCGGCTTTCGTTTGGGAACAACTGCTAGCAGAGGCCGACACATTCACCGCGTACTCGCATCAATCCGGTTGGCGTCCTGATATTGCCATGCAGTCCGCGGACAGCAAGGCCGAGGCCATCGCACATTGGAAAGCAGGGCGGCGAACATTCCGCGTGATTGCAGACCTTGGCGAGTTGGATAAGACTAAAGAGGCGCTATGCCCTGCAAGCAAGGAAGCTGGACGGCGCGTCCAGTGTACAGCCTGCAAATTGTGCAAGGGATCGAGCCTAGCAAAATCCATTGCGATAGTAGAACACTAACCTCAACGGGGCGGCATCGGTCGCCCCTTCAATCAACCACGGAGACACAAAATGACTTGGAATGTAATGTACGATCTAGCATTTAGCTTGGAGAACTGCCCCAACGAAAACGGAGACGGCGTCCATCCTCAAGAAATACGCACCGCAATACTTAAACGCTTGGCTGGGTTAACAGATGCAGAGCTATGCGAAGCGATAGGCTTTTGCGATAGCTACGAAGAACACTAAAGGAAGGGGCTTCGGCCCCTTTTTCTTTTGGCCGAGGATCCAGGATCCTGACATAAAAAACACAGAGCAGCAGGGCGCAGAGCTAAGGCGCAGGGCGCAAGGCGCAGGACAACCGATCCACCAAAACAGGGCGCAAGGCACCGAAAAAAGCAGGAATAGAGGCGCAAGACAAGGCGCAGGGCGCAAGGCACCCCAAATCTAGGACCGCGGCCCCCGAATTACCCTCAAATAAAAGTAGTTCGCGCGTCAAGGACCTCTTTACCAAGAAGAAACTTGACCCTCCACGCGCCCAATATGCGGCATGCCACGCGATTTGGTGCGGACTGACTTTTATTGCGTTTGATTTACTAACCTTTAATTCAAGCCAGAAGGGCAAGCCATCCCAGACAGCGTGAACATCAGGAACCCCGCCGCCGTGCTTGTTTTCAATCCTTGTCGCGTGGCAATTCTTCGGCAAGTTCGACCGAATTGAGTTCCAAAAGTTCGCCTCGGGTCCCTTGCTCATCGGTCACGTCCTTGTAATCGCCTTCGATCTGAAAGGCCTGTGGATATTTCTTTTGGAGATCAGCCAGACGACCAACAATCTCATCACGAGACAGCGCGTCAATCGTGTTGACTTGCTCCCGCCTATCGACAGTTAAGCCACCTAATGCGGCACGTATTTTCTCCGCGTTGATAGCCGCAGAAAACTGGCCTGCGTCCTCCGCTCCGCTACTTAGTTGATGCAGACGTTGAAGCTGGCCTATCGTGGTGACGCCATATCGGCGCTCTCGTTCTGTTCTCAAGTCTTGGATGTACTCAAGGACGTGCGGGTAGTCCCTGCCATTCAAAAGCTTGGAGGCCTGATTGGCGGCAACATCGTGAGAAAACCCAGCCTTGCGAGCGCACTCCGCATTAGAGTAGATGCCTTCGACTATGTGTCTGGCAAAAGTCATTTGGCGATTTGTCAGTGTCCGCCCGTGTTCTTCTTCAATCTTCTTCTTAGCCGATGTCATTGCGTCCCTCGTTGTTCGTTGGCTACAAGTTATATCAAAGGGCTTGACGTTGCAACATCGAGAAAACAAAGCGCAACTTGCCTATATAGACACTTATTCCACAGGAAAGTGACTCAAATGACTCAAAAAGACTCAGATATGGGCTGGTACAGCTATGTAAATAAGGGGTTGAGTCAATGCGTCAATTGAGTCAGCATATTTGAATTACTTTTTCAAAAAAAAACAAAACCTGTGAGAATACTGTCTATAGTGACGCGCTGACGCAAACTTTCGCTTGACCCATGGACCGCGGAGCTATAACTTACAGGCAGTACTCAATTAATAGAAACCAAGGAGCAAGAACCATGAAACTAGAACTAAAGAACATCAAGCACACTGCGTGGGCCAGCGAAGAGACTCACTGCTACCAAGCCTCATTATATGTAGACGGCAAGCCTGTTGCTATTGTGAGCAACGATGGGCATGGCGGCTGTGACCGTGACTATGACCACCCTAAGTTCAAGGGTGACTACCGCGCTACGATGAAGGCGGTTGATGCTTACTTCAAGTCGTTACCTAAGACTGACGCTTGTGATATTTTCCCCGAAGGCATGGAGCAAGAGCTAGAATTTTGGTGCGCGGATCAGGTCAATAACTTTCTGGTTTCGCGTGAGTTGAAGAAGAAGTTGAAGTCTCATGTGCTGTTTCAGAGGCAGGGCGAGGAGGGCCTTTTTGTCACGAAGTATAATCACCCTGTGACTGATGGCGATTGGGTCAAAGACCCTAGCTCTGCCCAATATGGACGCCGAGTTTTAAACGACATGCCTTTTGCTGATGCGTTGGTGATCTGGAAGGGGACAGCGCAATGAGCGAAAGATATCTCACAAAGACCTACAAGGTCGGCAAAAACCGTGGTCACAACCGTGTGTGGATAGAGGGCTCTGTCTTGCTGTCTTTTGGTTGGGACCGTGGGCTTCGGTTCACCCGTGCTATCAAGGGCACCATGATGTTTTTGTATGCTGATCCAACCGAGGCATTGTTCAATGGCAAGCACACTGTTGCGGGGACCGAGGCTCGTCCAATCATAGATTTGAATGGCAAGTACCTTGATGAATTGTTTCATGGCTTCACCCACTACGAGGCTACGTTCAAATCATATGTGCCGTTTATTATAATCGAAGGGGTAAACCTGTGAGCGCGTATTACAACGAGATCGATCCGTATGCCGCGGAGTGGTTGCGTAATTTAATCAAAGCTGGACACATCGCGGACGGTGTTGTCGATGATAGGAGCATCAGTGATGTCAGACCAGAAGAACTTTTTGAATTTACTCAGTGCCACTTCTTCGCAGGGATTGGCATCTGGAGCCTTGCCCTCCGCGGCGCAGGGTGGGCGGACGACCAGCCCGTTTGGACAGGATCATGTCCGTGCCAGCCTTTCAGCGGCGCAGGCAAACGGGCAGGGACTTCTGACGAGCGGCATCTGTGGCCCCATTGGAACCACCTCATCCAAGAGTGCCGCCCTGCAACAATCTTTGGAGAGCAGGTTGCAAGCAAAGACGGACTCGGCTGGCTCGACCTTGTACAAACTGACATGGAAGCAAAGGACTACGCCTTTGGGGCGTTCGATCTCTGCGCGGCGAGCTTCGGTGCCCCGCACATCAGGCAACGTATCTGGTTCGTGGCCGACACCGACGACACGGGATCACAAGGGCGGGTATCAGGGCGGACGGATCAGGAACGGGAAGTTCAGCACGGACACCTTGGACGTAACGGCTCAACTAACGGTGGGCTGGGTGACACCGACATCAATGACGGGCGGGACAAACGTGGCTCCATCACATATGTCGGGGAAGCACGGGTGGAACACGGGAGCGCAAGCTCAACTAACGGGCTGGCCGACACCCAACGCGACCAACAACGGGCGGGGCGAGGAGCCAGACGCGAAGATCAAGCGCGGGATGAACGCGGGTTTGAACCCAGCGGACGCGGCACGGTTGACGGGCTGGCCGACACCGACAGCCACAGAGCGCAACGCGAACCCAGAGACATTGGAGAAGCGCCGACAGTTTCGCAAGACCAACGCCAACCAGAAGACGGTTCCGATGTATCTCAACGAGGCGGCGAAGATCAGCACGGACGCGGAGTTATCGCAAGCGATGGGGTACACGGTTCCGAAGACGGGGCCAGCAAGACTAACGGTCACTGGGGAGATGCGGATTGGCTCTTCTGCCGAGATGGCAAGTGGAGGCCAGTTGAACCCGACACATGCCCGTTGGTTGATGGGGCTACCTCCAGAGTGGGACGACTCCGCGCCTACGGTAACGGCATCGTTCCTCAAGTCGCGCAAGGTTTAATTGAAAGTTACATGGAAACAAGGAAGGAAACATAATGCCTAATCATTGCGATCAATCAGTCTACATCCACGGTCCACGGGACTTGGTTCAGGAACTATACTGGTCCCTTAAATTAAAGGAGCCGAGATTTTGTGACGTTATTTTGCCTATCCCGTTTGAGAAGATAAGTGGCATGACGGGTTACGATTGGCGAGTTGATAACTGGGGGACCAAGTGGGAGGTTCAGGATGTTGAGATCGACGATGGCGGTCTTGAGCACTCGGACGAGGAGTATCCTATTCCTGTTTCGTGGTTCTCGTTCAAGTGTTGGACGGCGTGGGCTCCACCTATTCCTGTGTGGGACAAGTTGCATGCGATGGGCATTGAGGTCCAAGCTGATTACACAGACGAGGGCGGCATGTTTGAGGGCGAGTACTCTCACGGCGAGGACAGTAGCTGGATACCCGAGTGTGTAGTGTGGGAAGAGGAGTGAGCCTTAGTGTGTCACACTGCCCTGACTGCAACAAGAAGTTAAAGGCTTCGGATTCCCGACCTCATTTTGGGTACGGGTTTCCGACAATCAAGCGGCGCAGAACCTGTCTGTACTGCCCGTTTAAAGTAACCACAATCGAGATACCGATTGATGTTGGCAACTCAATATTTAAGGAGGAAGTGTAAAGATGGGTAGAGTTAAAGCGTGGCTCATGGAGCAACAGGAAAAAGAACAAAACGAAACGTGTTCTGTGTGCGAAGGTGAGGGAGTGGTTGCTTATGATTACCCGATGCCCCACAATTCTAGCAGGGACGTAGGGTATTTAGACACCCGCACTGAAACGTGTGAGACTTGCAACGGTTCAGGGGAAATAGAAAGCACAGGAGAGAACGATGACGAGCAATGAAATAGAAAAGATTTTGGATGAGGTATTCGCAAAAGTATTTGGGAGGGATTGGTAATGTACCAAGTAACGTGGAGCAAGCCGCAATCTATGCCA